TGCCGATACCTCGTAAATTCCATTTCAGGATTCCGCCAGAAAATCCATGAATTACATTGTTGTTGGAGTGATGGTTTACTGCGTAGCTTATTTTTTACTAACCTATGAAAATAATTGATGTAGGTTGTGGGCCGGGGATTTATGTCCAAGCATTGCGTGAATTAGGTCACGATGTTATTGGCATTGATCCAGACAAGCGTTGTCCAGAAACAATCAAGTCGATGTTTGATGAGGATGGAAAGTATGATTTGGCTATCTGCCTAGAAGTAGCAGAGCATATTGATCCGTATGAAGCGGATTATGTTGTAGAGAAGCTAACAGAGTTGGCTCCGACGATTATCTTCTCAGCGGCAGTTCCCGGCCAAGGTGGTCATGGTCATATCAATTGCCAACCAAAAGAGTATTGGGAACATAAATTTGGTAAGTTAAACTTTGTCGTTGATAGAGAAGCAACGCAGAATTTCATTGACTTCATGCGTTCTGGATACCATATGGGATGGTTAGTAAATAATGTCCAGATATTTAAGTCATACGGAGATGTTTGTTACGATCAGATAATAAAAGAAGAAACACCACAAGCTAAACGAGTTGCAGAATGGATAAATAAAAACATATGAGGGCTATTTTAGAATTTTCGCTACCCGAAGAACAAGACGACCATGCTTATGCGTTGTCTGGACTTGATGCATTGTTAGTCATTAGCGACTTGGAAAACGAGATCAGAAGCAAACTGCGTTATGACTCTGGCGAGTTTAAAGAGTTTAATGTAGAAAGTTACGACGATGATGGAAAGAAAACTAATCGCCGAGTTAAAGGTTGCGACGATACGCTTGAACAGGTTTGGAATGTCTTGCTTCGATTTAAGCAAGAAAGGAATTTGCCAGAGTTGACATGATTGGCGGAAGCGTCAATAGGGTTATCAAGTTAGCCGAGGAGATTAGGGAAGAGGCTGACAAGGATGAAGATGTAGGAATTGTCTATGCGGCAAAGCATATCATTCTTAACGCTGGAATTGTTAAAGGTAAGGTCGAGTTGGACATTCCGAAGTCAAAAGAAGTTGTGCAGTCTTATGTCCAGAGCTTGCTGGATGCAGACCAGTTTGAAGCTGCCGCTACTATTCTCTGGGGGCCACAAGTTTATGATTGGAGGCCAATGTCCAGTCAAAACACATGGAGATGTTTGTTCGATCACGATAAATTGCTGATCCAAGGCGCGGGAGCGATGGGTAAAACATTCGGCGCGGCGGCATGGTTCTTGTTGGATTGGATGCGTGATCCTCACTATACTTGTATTAAAGTTGTGTCATTGACTGCCGAACACGCACAACGAAATGTATTTGCAGCTATTAAGAAATTCTACACTACTGCATTAGTTAGGCCGGAATTTGAAGGAAGTGAGACGCTTGTAAAAAGTATTCAAGCCAATAACGATTCAAAGAACGGAATTCATCTTGTGGCAGTTCCCAAAGGCGATAGCGGAACGGGAACTCTCCGTGGTTTCCATCCTAGCCCAAGAAGTGGGAAATCCCACCCGAAATGGGGCAGGATGTCTAGGACTCATGTTGTGTTGGACGAAGCGGAAGAAGTCCCTGCTGGTGTTTGGGAAGGATTGCAGAACATCTTGTCAGCGGCGGATACAGAAGGTGCAAAAGGTAGAATCAAGATATTTGCGGCAAGCAACCCGAAAGATAGGACTAGCGAATTTGGTAAGCGTTGTGAGCCAACAGCAGGCTGGGGTTCTATTGACTGCGAGGATGATTTGGAGTGGAAGAGTCGTGATGGTTGGCATATCTTGCGATTGGATGCCGCTAGGTGCGAGAATGTGATTGAGAAGAAGATCGTATTCCCCGGTCTTCAGACGCACGAAGGCTATCAAGCCTACGAATCCAAAGGCAAGACGGCAGAATATTATACCATGGCTCGCGGATGGTTCCCGCAGGAAGGTGTGTCCATGGCGATAATGACTCCAGCAATGATGGATAATGCCATGGGAATTACCCGATTTGTTGGGCCTGTAGTGCCTCTGTGTGCGTTCGACTTGGCTTTGGAGGGCAATGACCAAGTAATCTGTTCTTTTGGCAGATTTGGGCTTTCTGACGGCTATACGCCAATGAGTGGTAGATTTGTTGATTACAAGAAGCCCAAGGTTGTCTTACAACTTGACTCACAGATTCCATTTCCAAAAGCCGCGACATTGGAGCAAGCGAATAACATTATCAAATTCTGTAAGAATATGCGTATTGCTCCGAACTGGGTATGCGTTGACCGAACAGGTAATGGTGCTGGCATCCATGACTCGCTTTGCTCTGTGTGGGGAGATGTGCTTGGAGTCAACTACTCAACTGCTGCTACTGATACTCATATCCTTGGCGACGATTCCTTGCCAGCATCGGAACTTTATAGCGGTGTAGTCACCGAATTGATTTTCGGTCTAGCGAAGTATCTTGAGTTTGAGTATCTCAAAATATCGCCGGGGTTCCGTAGCGAAGAGTTGGTTCGCCAAGCTACTGCGAGACGATACAAGCAGAAAGGACAAGGATTGGTTCGTGTGGAGAGCAAAGGTGATTATTGCAAGCGCACACGGCAACATTCTCCTGACGCATTGGATTCACTTTCCTTGCTTGTCTTTCTTTTGAGACAACGAGGAGGCGCAATTGCGACTATGACCGATGCAAAGCCAGAGTTGCCAACAAGAACAAAAGCCTTGCAAGGAATCGAAAAAATGGAATATGTAGATTTTTCCGAATAAATATATGAATCCATTAATCGAACCTCCAAAAACAGAATATAATTTTCTTTCCCTTGGTGCGGGAGTCCAAAGCAGCACCATCGCACTGATGGCAAAGCACGGCGAAATCACGCCGATGCCAGATGCGGCAATCTTTGCAGACACGAAAGCAGAACCTGAAAGCGTGTATAGGTGGCTTGATTGGCTGGAAAAAGAACTGCCGTTCCCCGTGCATCGCGTTAGCAGGGGTGACATGACTCAGGAATCTTTGGATATTGTAGAAAGAAAAGATAAGACTGGGTTTTGGAGTAAATCTTTAATTCCTGCTTTTATACAAAACAAAGATGGAACTCGTGGATTAATGGGAAGACAATGCACATTCAATTACAAGGTAAAGGAACTTGAGAAGTCGGCTCGTTCTCTTGGTAAAATAAAAAGAGGCCAAAAAGAAATAACTGTTACTCAATGGATAGGAATTTCTTTTGATGAAATACAAAGGATAAAACCATCTCGCGTTAATTGGGCGCAACACCGCTGGCCTTTAGTCGAGTTACGCATGGGGAGGCGCGATTGCCTAAAATGGATGAAGGCGCACGGCTATCCAGAGCCACCTCGGTCTGCTTGTATTTATTGTCCATTTAGATCAGACAAAGAGTGGCGTAAATTGCGCGATGAGGAGCCAGAGGAGTTTAATCGTGCAATTAAATTTGAAAAAGATTTACAATTAGTAAAAGAAAAAACCGAAAGAAAAAAAGGAGTTCCATTTTTACATCCAAGTTGTATTCCATTAGACATGGTTGATTTTAGAACAGATATTGAGAGAGGACAGCTATCATTGTGGCTTGATGAACAATCATTCGGAAATGAATGCGAGGGAATGTGCGGAGTTTAATCTATGCCTAAACCAATCGAAGGACTAATTCCGCCCGGAGGACATCACTACATGGAGAGTGATGTTAAGATTACTGGCAGTAGTTACAAAAACCTACTTGAGAATGTAACGAATTATCGTGCAGAAAACCATCTTTCGCTTGGAGATGTTGAAGGAGATGTAACTAACTATATTTGTGGCAATTGGCCTCACTTTTGCCATGGAGTGGACATGGTTGTTGTAACGAGTGTAACGAGTCCTACAGGTCGAAGTGAGTTGATGAACGACATCTCGACTTGGGCTAGGAACATATTGCATTCCAATGAAAGAACTCAACTTGTTAGCGATGAATTGGCTGAACAACGAGCTAAGATTTGCAGGCAATGTCCGAATAATGTGAACTGGCGTGGGGGATGTTCTTCTTGCATTGCGGCAACGGATCGCATCTGCGCCAGTATCCGAAATGCTAGGGATACAAAATCATCACAAGTTCTAGGTGGATGTAAGTTATTGCGACACGATAACCGAACTGCGATTTTCTTTGACAAAGACAAGCTATCCGAATCAAATGATTTGCCAGAATTTTGCTGGTTGAATAATAAATAATTATGGCAGATGTTTTAAAACCGCTACCCGCAATTGTTACCGATACTTACGCTAACAAGGCTCCGCGCATTTCAGATCAAAGCAAACCAAGGACGCTAAACCTTGATGTTGTTGATCCTTCTCCTACTAGCAATGGAGATACTGTTGATCCAAAGACGCTACAAGTTCGTCGCACATTCAAAGATGCTGCTCAAGCTCACTCTGCCTATCGCCGCTTGAAGCAACAGAATGTTGAGCGTAACCGCAAGAATCAACTGATTCAGAAGAAGCTCAACAACGAGCCTCCATATAGCGCGAAGAAGCTCGAAAGTATGGGGCAAAACTGGCGCAGTAATCGTCCGACAGGATTCTTGTCCACGATGGTTAGCCGCATCCAGCCTCCATTCAAGCAAGTCATTGAGCAGGCTCCTACGCTGACATATACAAAGTTTCCTGTTGAGGGAGTTGACTCTGAAAATAAGACTAAGGTTTTCCGCGAAGAGATCACAAAATGTATCCGTGGATGGAAGGGACATGATGACATCGTTGCACAAGTTGTTCACGAGAATACCACCTTTGGATTCTGTGCATTGTGCTGGGATGATCTTCGTGATTGGAAGCCAGAGTTCCTTCGCCAAGACTACACATTCTTTTCTATCGAGACTCCGCAAGAAACCGAGGCAACTCCAATCTGGGCGCGGAAACGCCGCTATCAAATTGCAGAGTTGTTGCCAGTTCTTGAAGACCCACAGATGTCCGCAATGGCGGGTTGGCATATCAAGAATCTCGTTAAAGCAATCAACAACGCTATCCCTGCTGGACGCACGCTTGATGCTGATGACGATGCTCGCCGATACGAGGACTGGATTCGTGAAGGAAGCTACGGAGCAAGCTACGAAAACGATGCGAAGTATGTCGAGCTAGGTGAGCTTTTGGTTCGTGAGCCAAATGGCAAGATTAGCCGTTTTCTTTTTGATGATAAATCTGGCGATGAGATTTGCACACAGATTGATCGTTACAGCAAAATGAGCGAATGCCTCGCATTGTTTTCTGTTGAGATTGGTAGTGGCGCATTGATGAGTTCCCGTGGTGCTGGGCGCGATCTTTACAATACTCATATTGCTGTTGAAAAGGCTCGCAACCTTGTTGTGGATAATTCCTATCTCTCTGGAATGTTGCTCCTCAAGAAAGGCCCGAATGCCAAGGCTGGGGCTACTCCGCTGACTGTCCATCATCCTGTCGCTTATATCGCGGAAGGATATGATGTGATTCCGCAGAATATGCCAGCGAATGTCCAAGACTTCTTGAACTTGGATCGCTTCATCTCTGGTCTTGCTGAAATTCAGATTGGCACATTCCTTCCAAGCTCTGCTCTTGGAGTGCGTGACCAGAAAGTTACCGCTTCTGAAATTAACAGGGTGGCCGCAATCGAGAATCAAATCCGCGAAGGAATCTTGATGCGGTTTACGAAGCAATACAGCAAAGCAGTTGAGCGTATGCAACGAGGCATCTGCCATCCAGAGCATATCAAAGCTGCCGCTGAGTTGAAGACCAAGCTAGACATTGCTCGCCAGATGGTTCCTAACGCTGTTTGGGCTAGGGCTGATGTTGTCGATGCGTTTGATCGTAGCGTCATGGAGTTGCCATCATTCATGGTTCCATTCCAAGTTCCAGACCATTTGGATGAGGAGGCGATTTCGTGCGTTCTGAATATGCTTGAGCGCAACCTTCCTCCTTCGGATATTCTTCTCATGGCATATAGCCCTGCTGAAGAGTTGCTGCCAGATACGCAGGCGCAGAACGATCAGATTCTCGACATGATGATCCAACGCTACATGGGCAATCCTAATGTCAACCAAGACGAATTGCTCAAGTTGGATTGGAGCCGTAAACTTGGTGAGAGTATTGCGAATAGTGTCATTCTTCCGAAAGACCAAGTTGAGTCTCTTGCTATCGAGGCGACCCGCCAGCAGATCATCGAGCTTCAGAGCATCATCGCTGGCCAAGAGGTTCCAGTTTCTCCGCGAGACAATGACATTGTTCACTTGAATGTCATGGCTCAAAAGCTCATGCCGCTCATCGAAAACGCTCCTGCTGGTTCTCTGCCTCCAGAGATGGTTCAACCGCTGAACAAAGCATTGGAGCATTTCATGGGACATATCATGCAAGCAGAAGCGAAGGGAATGGACTCAAAGATGATTTCTCAATTCCGTTCTGCCGCAGAGCAAGCATTCAGTCACCTTACCGCAGGACATGGAACTCCTCCTCCAGAAGATTTGATGCCAGCAGCCGCAGGTGGCGCACCATCTCCAGCAGCAGGCGGACGCACTGGACGAGTTGCACTTGGTCAATCACGCGAGTTTGGAAAACTTGAAGGTGAAGTTCCTACACAGTTTGGAATGGTTAATGATGTAGCTAACCCTCCAAAACCTCCAACTGCTGGATAAAACATTTGCACAATAACAAAATAACATATAACTAATAAAAATATGGGCGGATCACCTACAGAAATGCGAAAGAATGAAGCTGGCGCGGCTATGCCTAGCCAACCTGCTAAACTTGATACTCCTTACGAGCCTCAAGCATACGATAAATTCTATTCTCAGAAAGCTAATGCTAACGATCAAGAGATGCTTCGCAGTCTTGCTCGCGATCTTTACAACTCCGCTAAGGGAGCATTGAGCCAGAACTTTACTGGCCGCGATGCTTCTCCTGCCGCGAGTGCTGATAATACAAAAAATAAATAATAAATGAATTGGACGAGTGAAGACTCTGCCAAGTTTAGAGACTACTCACAAA